GTGAATCCCTATACCTTAAGAAGGTCGTCTGAAAACTTGATGTTCGGGTTTTCAGACGACTTTTGTTTTCAATCATTTTCGTGGACAGAGTCCACGCTACGGCAATTGTGTTGCCAACAAACTTTGTAGCGTGGGCTTCGCCCACGAATCGCTAAACATTTCAGACGACCTTTCCTACACCTTCCCACATCGGCAATATCAGGCTTCACTTCTGTCCGCTTTGTTCCACCTGTCGTTTGAAGCGTGTGCCTGCGGCGTGGTAGAAGGGGCGGGGGAGAATTGGCGGGAGACTTGTGAGGCGAAGATGCAGGCGATGAGCAGCCAAAAGAGGAGGTTTTGTCCGCCGGTCATTTCCATCACGACGACGGCGGAGGTGAGCGGGGATTGGGTGGCGCCGGCAAGGAAGGCTGCCATGCAGAGGAGGACGAGGACGTGGGTGCCTTGGGCGAGTCCGGTGAGGACGGCGATGCGTTCGCCCAAGACTGCGCCTATGGTCAGGGAGGGGGTGAAGATGCCGCCGGGCGTGCCTGCCCAGTAGCTCAGGACGGTGGAGAACCATTTGGCGACGGCGAGTCCGGCGGGGGCTTCGTGGATGCCGCGCAGGGCTTGGGCGGCTTCGTGGTAACCTGTGCCGTAGGTTTTGCCTTGGTAAAGTGTGCCGATGGCGGCGAGCAGGATGCCGATGAGGGCGGCGGTAATCAGGGGGTGGCGGCGGATGTGTTCGCGCCATTTGGCGGGGGCGAAGGCGGTGGCGCCGAGATACAGGGTGCGCCCGAACAGTCCGCCTGCGATGCCGCACGCGAGTCCGCAGCCCAATACCCAGCCGAGCATATTGTCGAGCGCGCCGCCGCTGAAGCCTGAGAAATAGGGGTTGTTGCCTTGTATGGCGACTTGGATGAAACCGGCGGCGAGGACGCCGAGCAGGATTTGCCGCTCCCAACGCAGCATGACTTCGCGCCCGAGTTCTTCGATGGCGAAAATCACGCCTGCCAGCGGGGCGTTGAACGCGGCGGCTAGACCGCCTGCCGCGCCTGCGGCGATAAGATCGTTTTCCTGCATGCCGCGAAAGGCGAAGCCGTGTTTTTTGCACCATGCGCCCCACGCGCTCATGACTGCCGCGCCGACTTGGACGGACGGCCCTTCACGCCCGACGGATGCGCCTGCGCACATGGCGAGGAAAGTCAGCGGGATTTTGAGGAGGGTTTCGCGGAGGCGGATCAGGCGGGTTTTGTTGGCGCCGTAGGGCAGGGCGAGGCTGGCGAGCACTTGCGGGATGCCGCTGCCGGAGGTGTAGGGGGCGAAACGGCGGGTGATCCAGACGATGAGCGGCAGCCCGAAGGGCAGGGCGACCCAGGCAAACCAAGGATATTTTTGCACCAGCTCCGCATTCGTTTCCAACGCGAAATCCGCCATCCAGGCAAACAGGAGGGCAGTCAGCGCAACCAGTGCTGAACCTGCCAGCAGGAACAGAAAAGCAATGCTTTTACGCGAAATGCGGCGGGTTTGGCGGATTTTGTGCGTGATGTGGTAGGCGGGCGGTTTGGTCGGCATGGTATGCGGAAGTGTGGAAAAGGTCGTCTGAAAAGGGTTATTGCGGAAGGCGGTTTATCAATGCGCCAAGATAGCCTAAACCGAAAGACAGTAAAAATGCAGAAGCGATGCCGACACCCCAGTAAATAGATCGGTGCTGCGTAGGTTTGTCAGTGGTGGCACGCAGCAGTTTGAAATAGAGTGCGAACGTGGCGGATGAGATGGCGAAAATCAGTAAACAGCCGAAGAGGGAGACAGATGAATAAGAGGCGTAGGCGATTATTGCAGGTTTCAGTGTGTAAAGCACGCCCGCGCCTACCGCCCATTTCCAGATGGGATAGAGCTTGTCGGGGGAATCCAGCGTCCCCACAGCTTGAAATCTGCCGAATGCCAATATCAAAGCAATGTCAAAAAAGATGGATGCAAAGAGTAACATCATAAAATAATTTCCTTGTGAGTAAGATGTTTTTGTTTTCAGACGACCTCGGGGTCGTCTGAAAAAAGAGGGGGGCAGCCTGTTGCCCCTCCAGTCAATGCATAATAAATAAGTTTGCCCAATAAAACAATTTTTCGGTCAGTAGGGTTAAGGCTATACCTGAAAGAATGCCCAGTCCCCAATAGATAAACCGGCGGCGTTTCGGGTCGGGTGTGGTACGCAACATTTTGAAATACAAAAGCAAGCAGCCGAACATGCAGATGGTTTGAAACAGAATGAAAGGGAGGCTGTCAATGGCTTTGGTAATCGAATCATGAACGATGATTGTCACTATGCGTATGCATAAATAAATCAAAGCCGAGCCTGCCGCCGAATGCCAAAAGGGGACGGGCGAGTCGGATGAGTCGGTTGTCCTGTGGGGTTGAAGCCTGCCGAATAACAATATAAAGACAATGTCAGACATAATGATGACTCCCTTGACGTAAGCTGTTTTTGTGTTTCAGACGACATTGGGGTCGTCTGAAATGTTATGGTGCGGCGATATGGGGCAGTATAGTGAATTAACTTTAAACCAGTACGGCGTTGCCTCGCCTTAGCTCAAAGAGAACGATTCTCTAAGGTGCTGAAGCACCAAGTGAATCGGTTCCGTACTATCTGTACTGTCTGCGGCTTCGTCGCCTTGTCCTGATTTAAATTTAATCCACTATACCGCGCTAAGGTGTGTCAGTACGTCGATCATCCGCAACGCCGAAGCGGCTGCCATATCCCGGTAAACACAGTGATGCAGCAGAACAGTATGGGCTTTCGCAAATAAAGCACGCGCTATGGTTTTGCACTTGGTCTAAAGGTCGTCTGAAACGGTTTTCAGACGACCTTATATATTGCACCCCGTTAAGGCGGTGTAAAAATCCTTTGAAACCCCTTGACAAATATTTTTAACCGATATTTGAGAGGGGTCTAAAATGTCAAACTTCTATTTCTACACGACAACGCCGCAATATTTCAAAGGCCAAGTTGTCGCCTATATTCTGAAAGTCTTTTCCGAAGACGAAGAGACGCAAACCAAATGCCTTGAAACAAAGGTTTTCCCCGTACGTAATTCCAAAAAATACAAAATTGCAGCAGACGAAGCCGAAATTTACGGCAAACTCGTTGTTGCCGACCTTATGAGAAATGAGGTGCAACAATGAACCGTTCGGCTAAAGGGAGCGCGAAGCGCGACCTTCCTTGTCTATATAGTAATAACTGCATTGAGACCGCTGAAAGCGGCGAAATTAAGCAGTTGCATGTAAAACATGAAAACCGTAAAGCGGACACGCTGAACGAGTTTTCCACTTCTTACAAAAAATCCACTACCGCACTAGAAATGAACGTCAAAGCGTTCATTGAAGCCTTTGGCCTGAACAAAGTAGGCTTTTTAACCCTGACCTTTGCCGATGACGTAACCGACCCTAAAGAAGCGCAACGCCGTTTTCATAGTTTGAGAACAAACTTTCTCAAACGCCACTTTCCAGAATACGTTTGCGTTTACGAACGCACAAAAAAAGGCCGTATCCATTTCCACCTGATTGTAAACACCCGTGTCGATATACGGCGCGGCCTGAATTTCCGCGAAATTGCCGCAGGCCGTTACAGTTCCGCCAATCCCGCATTGCGCAAACTGTGGGCATTGCTCCGCGAAAACGTTCACAAATATGGCTTTGGCCGTACAGAACTTTTGCCCGTCAAGACCAACAGCAAAGGATTGGCGCGCTATGTTTCAAAGTATATTAGCAAACATATCAACAGCCGCCTGCCGGAAGACAAAGGCTATCGGCTCGTGCGTACCAGCATGGACAAAAAGTCAATGTGGAAAATCGCAAACAGCAATTTTGCCTTTGTATCAAAAGGTTCGAAAGAGTGGAGACGCAAGCTAAAAAAGTGGGTTGAGCAGGTAGAAGACTACCTTAACCGCGTGGCCGAATGGAAACACCGCCCAGCCCTGCCCAGCATTACCCAAGACAATTACAACACCGTATTGTCGTCTGTCCTAAGCCCGAAATGGGCGTTTAAAAACCGTGAAATCATCGTAAACATGGAGTAACCAGCATGAATGAAAATCAAACCCCGAAACAAGGCTTTTTTGTAACCGCGTCATTTGACCGAGCCTTTGTCAAAGAGCGCAAAAACGCAGACGGTACATATAACAAAGTCCACTATATTGGCCTGCTAGTCCGAAACGAAGACGGCACGCAGCTTTGCGAAGTCCGCACAAAGAAACCTGAAAAATATCAGACGTGGAAGCGCGACCAAATCGTTACCCTTGAAGTATATCCACGCGCATTCAAAGACAACGTTTATTATTCTGACGAACGGTAGGCGAAGCCGCAAGCCGCCGCACCGCAGGGGCGTCGGCTTGCAATGCCAGCCGTACAGAAAACAGAAATTCAGGGTTTGGCCGTTTCCCCTGAATCAGACCCCGAAAAACGGCCACAACATTTTTTTAACTCACTTAAAGGAAAAAATCATGAATCTCATGAAACTGAAAAACAAAGCTAAATACGCTCTGGCCGCAACAACCGTTGCCGTACTGTCCTCTCCGGTACTGGCTGAGGGAACTTTGATGGACACCGCCAAAGAAGAATTGTCTGGCTTGAAAGCGGGCGTATTGGCCATCGGCGCGATTGCTATCGGTATCGCCGTAGCGTTCGCCACAATCGCCATTTCAAAACGCGGCGCACGTTCGGCGAGCTAAGACGATGGGTTATCAGGTAGGCAGAATCTGCTATGCGACCGAACAGGAAGCACAAAACGTCCTGATGACCCAAGTCGTGCCGACGATAGACAAAGACGGGGTGCTTCATCACCCCGTTTTTGACGGCACGAAGTGGACATATCAGGAGCAGCCCGTAAAACCCACGTTCCCGCAATGCCGATTTGGAGAATACGCAGAAGCAGGCCGAATGATGGGTGGTTTTATAGTCGCATCAGTTGCGGCGGCAATGGTGGTAACAGTAATTTTAAGAGCAATCAAAGACGTAGGATAGGAAAATGAGAAATGACACCCGAAGCAGAATTTTTAATCGCAGTGTTACCCTATATGTTGTTGGCATTATTGCTGCATTTAATCCTGTTCCGTCGTTAGCAGAAGCCACGTTGCCACCGCCCGCCCAACACCAAAACGCGGGCTTTCCGAGTGAGCAGGCATTGAGACAGAAAGGATACGACCCAAAAACAGGCATTTGGAAAGTAGAGAGCCGCCCCACGGGCAAACCGACCGTAAGCAGCGGCGGCGGCCAAATCACCGGAACGCAAAACCAGCGTGTAACCGTAACGGACGCGCACGGAAACAAAGCAACGATTAACACGCAAGTAACGCAGCGGGTTAGTACTGGCAAAATTGAATCTATAGCAGGTGGTACGCTGGCAGGTTTAACTGCCGCAGGTGGTGCGATTGGTTCAGATTTTGCCGCAAGAGCTTATAAACAAGCCAAAAATGGAGACTGGGGTGGAGCGGCTAGAGAGGGATTTGGGGCAGTTTTGGAAGGTTTGTCAAAACTTGATTTTACGGGTTTTGGCAGTGGAGTTAATAATTTTTTGGATAAAACAAGTATACGCCCTAATTCTTCATCAGGCCAACTTGCACAAGCCGCCCAACAAGCCGCTACCGCCCAAGCCCAAGCAGAACAAAGCGGAGACCTAGGACGAGCAATTGCAGCCGCAGCCGCCAAAAAAGCCGCCGAAGGCGCGGCCTCCGCAGCAAAACAGGCGGAAGGGTGGACGACATCAGGGAAAATGCTTGCTGAAGCCTCGAAGAACAAAGACGGTAGCTATTCCCAACTATATTTGAGACGTGTCGATATTGGTTCAGGTTCTAATGTTAGACCAAGACTTAATATAGAAGGCTATGCTTGGGTAATAGATAAATATAATGGTTCATATAATTGGGGATATTGTACAGGTGGAAATTGTAATGGTTGGTATAAAGGTAGCCTTCCTGAAGGTTATGACAAAGTTGCAGGATACGTCTATACCCCGATAACAAATGACGCACAATTACAGGTTGCTCGTGCAAAAGTTACAGGTCAGACCCCTGCTGAACAAGACAAGATAATTAAAGAAATGACGCTAAATCAAAATGACATTAAAGACATTTTGAAGCGTATGCTCGAAAACCAACAGACCAACCATGCAGAACTGATGAACCAGCTAGCAAAAATGGGGAACGTCGTACCGGACTCTACAACATCGACCGAGTTCACGCCAGCCACGGCTACCACTGCCCCCTATACTCCCACAGGCTCGAACATGCCGCAGCAGACCCAAATCACGATAAACCGAGACGGCAGCATTACGACAACGGTAATACCCCGTCCCGACCTCGTGCCGAACAGCCCGCAAGCACCAACGCGAACCGCTTTGATACCCAACAAACCAAGCACACCGACCACGCCTACAACACCAACAAGCCCTACAACGCCGACCACACCCGCCGCACCGACAGAGCCGACCAGCCCTACAAGCCCGACCGCTCCGACCACACCGCAAAACCCAAGCGGCGAGCAGCAGAACCAAGACCTATGCACAAAGAACCCAGCCGCCCCCCAATGCACGGGCGAAAATACCGCATATGAAGACCTCGGTATACCAGAACAATCCATAGACCTTAACGGCCTGAAGCCGCTGGACGTATTCCAAAATGATGGCGTATGCCCCGCCCCCGTACAGGTGCAGATGGGCGCAATGGGAACGCTTGAATTTAGTTATGACGGATTGTGCCAAACTTTAAGAATGATTCGACCAATTTTAATAATCGGAACAATCATAATGTGCGGCTGGTTTGCATATAACGCGATAAAGGAACTTTGAGATGTGGGGAAACCTGATAACAGCCGTATTAATGACAGTGGCAGGCCGCATCATAGCAGCCCTAGGTTTGTCGTTTGTAACCTACGTAGGCCTTAACGAGTTGCAAGGCTATCTGATGAGAGCCGTACAAAATCAAATCGGGGGCATACCTGACACCGCCTTGCAGCTTGCATATATCCTAGGTATAGGCGTAATGCTCAATTGGATTTTTGGTACATTCGTATTTATCCAATCAATAAAAGCCTTTTCAAAACTTTCGGCGGGCATCGCAAAAAAATAAAGAAAGTGAACAACCATGATTTATCTGATTACAGGTGTACCAGGTTCGGGCAAGACCCTTAAAATGATTTCCGACCTGATGAATCGCAAAGACCTGCAAGGTCGGCCGCTGTATCTTGACGGCATCCCCGAAGTCAAAGGCGAAATCATCCCAAACCTACCCATACCCGACGGCGAAACTATGCAAACTTGGTACAAGTGGGCACCTCCGTCGGCCATTCTTGTGATAGACGAATGCCAGCGCGTTTTTAGGCCGCGCCCAAGTGGTTCTAAAGTCCCCGAACACGTATCAGAATTGGAAACCCACCGACACAAAGGTATAGATATTTTTCTGTTGACGCAGCATCCCCGCTTGCTTGACAGCAACGTCCGCGCCCTAGTCGGCCACCATTGCCACATAAGCAAAACAAACATGGGTTTCCGCAGAATGCTTGAATGGGAGCGGTGTGCCGATCCAACAACTAAAGCAGACGTAGCAGGCGCAGTTACAAGCGTCTATACGCTGGACAAAAAAGCCTACGGCGTTTACAAAAGCGCAGAAGAACATACAAAAATCCGCACAAAGTTGAGCCGTACCGTTTACGTCTTCCCGATTGCACTCGCCGTCATCATCGGCGGTTTGTGGACGGCTTACAGTTTCTGGCGGAACATGACGGCGGAAAAGCCGCAAAAGCCACCCGTTGCCGCGCAAGCGGCAAGA